GAGAAGTGGAACGCGTCGGTCGAGGCCCGAATCACGGCGCAGAATGCCGAAACCACGGCGAAATCGGAACAGGCGCAGAGCAAACTCAAGACCGAATGGGGCGCGGCGCACGATCAGAACGTGGCGCTGGCACAGAAGGCGGCCAAGGCGTTCGGGTTCACCAAGGAAGAACTGGATGCCATGGAGAGCGTCATTGGCTACGACGGCGTGTTTAAGCGCATGCATGCGCTCGGCACCAAGATCGGCGAACCCGATTTCCAGACCGGCACTGGCGCCCCGGCGCAAGGTGGCAGGATGACGCCCGAGCAGGCCAAGGCGTCCATCGCGGCGCTGCGCCAGGACAAGGAATATGTCGCCAAGTACATGAAGGGCGACGCGGAATCCCGTCGCAAGATGGAAGACTTGCACAAGATGGCCTACCCGGATTGAGGGGGTGTTGACAGAACCCCAACGGTGTTGTATAAACGCAACAGTGGTGACAAGGATCGCCCCGGTTACGGGTAAGCGTCCCCTCCACTGAGCAGCACACGAAAGAGCCGATAACCGTGATAGGCCGGCTGGAAGCAGGGAAGACTGCGGCGTAGGATTCGAGCCTTATCGGATCAAGAAGCTGGCCCCGGTTGCTTGGACAAGCCCTTCGGAAAGCGTTGCTTACTGACGATTTTTGGAAGGGGACACCTTTATGTCCGTCAACCTGCCCACCCATTTCGTGCAGCAGTACAGCACGAACCTTCAGCTTTTGCTCCAACAGAACGGGAGCAAACTGCGGGGTGCCGTATCGAGCGCAAGCTACGTCGGCAAACAAGCCTCGCCGGTCGATCAGATCGGCAAGATTGAAATGCAAACCGTCACTGGCCGCTTCAATCCCATGGGCCGGGTGGACGCACCGACCGATCGGCGCTGGGTTTTTCCGAGCGACTTTGATCTGCCGCAACTGATCGACACGTTCGATAAGCTGCGTCTTATCACCGACCCGGAATCGAGCTACGTCCAGAACGCGCTGAAAGCCGCTGGCCGCAAGATGGATGCCGTGATCCTGGCCGCCATCCTTGGCACCGCCAAGACCGGCGAAACGGGTTCTGTCAGCACTATCTTCACTGCCGCCAATGAAGTTGACGTGGCGGTGGGCGGGGCGAACTCGAAGCTGAATGTCGCCAAGCTGAAGGAAGTGAAGAAGATTATGATGGCCAACTTCATCGACTTCGACGCCGAGCAGGCGTACGTCGGCATTACTGCCGCGGACCACGATTCGATGCTGGGTGAAATCCAGGCCGTGTCGTCCGACTTCAATGGCGGGCGCCCGGTGTTGCAGGACGGCAAGATCATGTCCTTCATGGGTTTCAACTTCATCCACTGCGAACTGATCGAGACCCTTCTGGCCGGCGCCAGCGAAGTGACGCTGCCGGTGTGGGTCAAGAGCGGTATGCACCTGGGGATCTGGAACGACATTTCCGGGTCGGTCTCGCACCGTCACGACTTGCAAGGCGAGCCGTGGCAGCTTTATACCACGTTGACCTGCGGTGCCACGCGCATCGAGGAAAACAAGGCGTATGCGATCGAGTCCTTCCGCTAACCCGCCTGACTTAAGGAGATAAACATGGCAGTTGTCGATCGTAATTCCACCGCCATCGCGGATATGGTGGCGGTGCCGCGGGTGGCGGTAAACCCGAGCAAGGGCGCGGTGAGTCAGTTGTTTGAAGTGGGCGGCCTGGTGGTCAATGCCGCCGACGACAGCGCGAACAGCATTCACCGTTTCTGCCGCGTGCCGTCCAACGCGCGCATCAGTTCGGTGAAACTGACGACGGGTGACGCAGTGACCGCGGGCAACATCAACGTGGGTCTCTACCAGACGGTTGAGAATGGGGGCGCGGTGGTTGACGCGGACCTGTTTGCGGCCACGCTCGCCCTGACTGGTGGCCCGTTCAACAACGCGGAGATACTTGATGCGACGCAGTATATTGTGGCCGAGCAGGTGACGCCGCTGTGGCAGGTGATAGGTCTGACGAGTGACCCCAACCGCGAATACGATGTCGCGGCGACGATCAGCACGACCTACAACGGCGCCACTCTCGGGCAACTCATCAAGGTTCAGTACGTGATCTAGCGGTGCTGGCATGGCAATTCGTAACGCGGCGGTGTCGGTGGTCGGAATTGCGAGCGAAAACCTGAATGACCAGGCGACGCTGGCGACGGCTGTTAGCACTGCAATCTCTACGGCGACTACCAATAACGCGGTGGCCGGCGCCAAGGCGAACGTGGCCACGGAACTTGCGGCTATCACGACTGCATTGAACGCGTTGACGGCGAACCAACCGTCCGGTTCGCTCGTGGTGTCGGTGGACGTGACTGCCGTGGCGACGAAGAACAAACTGCGGCAGTTGCTTGACGCAGCCTACAACCACTTTGTCAG